CAGTTCGCCCTGATGCAGGATGACCTGGCCGAGACGTACAACGTCCAGGACGCGTCCCGCCAGTTCGCCGTCGAGCCGAGCATTGCCCAGGAACTGAACGACAAAATCACCGAGAAATCCGACTTTTTGAGTCGCATCAACGTGGTGCCGGTCAGTGAAATCAAAGGCCAAAAGGTGATGATCGGCGTGACTGGCCCTGTGTCCAGCCGCACCAACACCAAAACCAAAGACCGCGAGGCTAAGGATTTCAGCGACCTGTCCGGCCTGGATTACGAGCTGTTCCACACTGAATCCGACGTGGGCCTGTCGTTCGCCAAGATCGACAGCTGGGCCAAGTTCCCCGACTTTGCCGATCGCTACAGCGCGGCCGTGCAACGTCAAATCGCCCTGGACCGGATCATGATCGGCTGGCACGGCACCCATGCGGCGCTACAGACCGACATCGACGCCTTCCCCATGCTCGAAGACGTGAACAAGGGCTGGCTTCAGATAGCTCGCGAGCAAATCCCAGCCCAGGTACTCAAGGAAGGTAAAGCCGCCGGCAAAATCACCCTTGGCGCCGGCGGCGACTACGCCAACCTTGACGCCCTGGTGCATGACGTCAAACAGATGATTGACCCGGTGTTCCGTGATGCCGGCGACCTGATCGCGATCATCGGCAGCGACCTGTTGGCCAATGACAAGGGCAAGCTGTACGCCAAGCAGGGCGACACCCCAACCGAGAAAGAGCGCATTGAAGGCGCCCAGGTGATCGCGACCTATGGCGGCCTGCCGTCATTCCTGATCCCCCACTTTCCGGCCACCGGCGTGGTGGTCACCAGTTGGGACAACCTGTCTCTGTACTTCCAGGACACCAGCTGGCGCCGTCACCTGATCGAAAACCCGAAACGCTCCCGCGTCGAAGATTACAACGGCCGCAACGAGGGCTACGTGATCGAGCAGCTGGAAAAATTCGCGGCAATCGAAGCCGGCAACTTGGAGCTGCTGCCGTGAGCATTGCCCTGGCCCACAAACGGCGTGTTCTCGCGCTAGGCCCGGCGGCAGTGGCAACGGTCGAGCCTTACAGCTCCAGCACGGCCCTGGCCAGCCCAGCCAATGCACAAAAGCACCTGAAGCTGATGGAGGGCGCGCTGGCGATCGATTTGGAACGTCTCAGTGAGATGAACAACCTCGCCAGCCGCCAGCAGCTCAAGCGTGACGAGTTGCTGCCCAAATACATGGACTACGTCGAGCGCTACCGCGATTCCGGGCTGAATCACCCGAACCTGGTGCTGATGCAGGTCATGGTCTGGCTGTTCGACACCGAGCAGTTCGAATTGGGCCTTGAAGTGGCGATGTTCGCCATCGAGCAAGGGCAACCGATGCCGGAGCGCTTCAAACGTGACATCCCGACCTTCGTTGGCGATGCGTTGATTGAGTGGGCCGATAACGAGCAGAAGTGCGGCCGCAACCCCGAGCCGTACCTGAGCGACATGTTGCCCTTCGTGGATGGTGAGTGGGATCTGACCGAACAGATTCCGGCCAAGTACCACAAGTTGATTGGCATCCGTGCGCTCGACGCCAGGGAATGGGCGAAAGCCATCACCCACTTTGAACGTGCCACCGAATTGCACCCCGGCGCCGGTGTGGGCACACGCCTGGAAGGCGCTCGCAAAGCGCTGGCAAAAGAACTGGCCACCAAAGCAGCCGAATAACCGACTACCCCCCCGGCGAGAAACTGTGGATGTGAGCCAACCCTTTAGGGCCTGACCCACTGAAACAGTTTTCCCGCCCCTATTTGAGTGGCCAGCAATGAGCAGCTTTTCCGGGAAACCCACCACCTTTGTGGAGCGCGCGATAGAGAACGACGGCTTTTGGCCGAACCTCTCCGTGGCCGAGTTTCAGAAGGGTTACCGCCTGCCGGCGGAGTACCTGGTAGACATGCTGGTCACTGACTTGAGCACCGCGATGATCGAGGTCAATCGCGACCTGGCCAAGCGCAAAGGCCAATGGCAGAACGTGGGCATCACGAGCGTGGAATCTGCTGACCCTATGGTGCTACCGGAGCGCACATTTCACGCAGCAACGTACAAGCGCGCCGTGTATTGCCGGGCCAAGGCCAGTTTACTGACACAGTTCGCCACCGTGACCCGCCGTGACAGCGCGGAAAACACCGGCAAGGAAGCACCCGAACGCGGCGAAACGTTCCTGGAATTCAGCCAGCAGGCCGTTCGTTCATTGCAGGGCCGTGGCCGCATCACGGCGGCGCTGCTGTGATCAAACTCCAGACCCTGACCCGCTACCTGTTGGAACGCCAACTGGTGCCCGCCGAGCAGCTCGACAGCTGGACCGAACAGGTCACGCTCGAACTGATCTGGAAGCCCGACGTGGATGGCATGCACATGGCCGACATGCGTTATCGCGCCGCCATCGTGCTGGAGCGCTTCGCCGACCATCCGGGGCGGCTGATGGCCCTGGTCGGCAGTTGGCTGGAAAACCACGACACCAACCGCGATCGCCACGAATTGCCGGCGCCGCTGTTCGCCGTTGAACCGCTGGATAACGACCTGTTCGACGTGGACATCACCCTGGAATTCGTCGAACCGCAGTACCTGGCCGAAGACCCCGCCGGCGAGATCGAAGCCTTCGGTAAGACCTGGGCATTTATGCCGTTTGACCTGTGGATCGCGGAACGCGGCGAGGTGACTGCCAATGGCGGGGCGTAGCACGTTCGAACTCGACGCACGTGGTCACTTGGCCGTGGACGCGCAATTGGCGCTGCTCAGCCTGCCGCCGCAACTGAGCCGGCGCCTGCTAAACAACGTCACCAAACGCGTGCGGACGATGAGCCGCCGGCGTGTGCGCGATCAGCAGAATCTGGACGGCTCGCCTTTCGAGGCGCGCAAGGGTTCGGGCAAGGGCAAAAAGAAGATGGAAGCCGGCCTGGCCAAGCTGTTGGTGGTGACTCGCGTCAGCGCCGACGAAGCCGAACTGGGCTGGAAAAACGCCCTGACCCGTTGGGTCGCCGCGCAGCAACACCACGGTGTCAGCGAGCGCCGTACCGCCGCACAGATGAAGCGCTGGAATAAGACACCGCCCGGCCTGGCTGCCACCGACAAGCAAGCCAAACGCCTGCGACGGTTGGGCTTTCGTGTGCGCCAGGCGGGCAAGAAGACCCTGACACGTCCGTCAGTGGCGTGGATTCAAGAGCATGTGAACTACGCCAAGGCGGGCTTGCTGATCCGCATCCTGGACGACGAACGCAGTGAATCCAGCAGCGCACAGAGCTGGGAAATCACGTTGCCAAAACGCCAGTTCATCGGCGTCAACACCGACCGCGACACCAGCCTGCTGATTAACCAGGTGTTGCAACAAATCCTACATTCACCCCGTTAACGAGGCACTGCATGGCACTCGGTCAAGTCACCGTCGACAATCTCAATCTGGGCCAAGGTGCCGTGACAGAGATTGAACGCTACTTCCTTATCATCGGTCCGGCGTCCAAAAACGTCGGCCAGTTCATCCCGCTGAACACCGACAGCGATCTGGACAATACCCTGGGCGTAGCACCCAGCGATCTGAAAACCCAAATCACCGCCGCTCGTCTCAACGGTGGCCAGCGCTGGGCCTGTGTGGCGGCTCCGATCGGCGCCGAAGGCGACTGGGCCGACGCATTGGAAAAAGCCCAGCATTCGGGGTTTTCAGTCGAAGCGGTGGTGATTACCAAGCCGGTGGCAACTGCCGCTGAGCTGTCGGCCATGCATGACGCGGCTATTGCGCTGAACAACACCTACGGCCGGCGTGTGTTTGTGATGGCGTCCACTGCCGGCATCACTGCCGAACAGACTTGGGCGCAGTACGTGAGCGATCAAAAGGAGCTGGTGTCTGGTCTGGCAGCACCGCGTGTCCTGGTCGTGCCGCAACTGCACGGCAATGACGTGGGCGTTTTGGCCGGTCGCCTGGCGAACTCGTCGGTGAGCATTGCTGACAGTCCGATGCGCGTCGCCACCGGTGCCGTTCTCGGCCTTGGCCCCGTGCCAATCGATACCGACAAGCTGCCCTTGCCGTCAGCCGTGCGCAGTGAGCTGGACCGGGCACGACTCTCGGTTTCGCAGACCTATCCCGATTACCCGGGCGTGTACTGGGGCGACGGCAACATGTTGGACGCCCCAAGCAGTGACTTCCAGGTTGTTGAATACCTGCGCATCACCGACAAGGCGGCGCGCCAGGTCCGCGTGCTGCTGATCCGCCGTGTGGCCGATCGCCGCCTGAACAGCACGCCCAACAGCATGGCGGTCAACACCAACCAACTGATGGCGCCCCTGCGTGCCATGGCCAAGTCCACCACCTTTAACGGTGAAGTGTTCCCCGGCGACATCGAGACGCCGAAAGACGGTGACCTGGTGCTGAACTGGCTCAGCAAAACCAAGGTCGTGGCCTACATCAAGCTCAAACCCCTCAACTGCCCGAAAGACCTCACGGCGAACATCGCCCTGGATCTTTCCAACGACAAATCGGAGTAACGCCCAATGGCAAAGATTGGCGGCAAAAACTTTGACGTGAGCCTGGGCGACCTGTCGCTGCACGTCGAGAGCTGCACCCTGGACATCACCGACAACTCGGCCGTGGCGCAAACCCGGGGCGTGCCGGACGGCTTCGTGGAGGGCGATGTCGCCGCTGCCGGCGAATTCGAACTGGATACCACCAACTTTAACTTGCTGATCGACGCGGCTCGATCCGCTGGCAGCTTCCGATCCCTGAAACCGTTTGACGTGGTGTTCTTCGCCAAGGCCGGTGAAGACGAGGAACTGCGCGTCGAGGCCTTCGGCTGCAAGGTG